ACAAGCTACAGTCACGCTATCCGGGTGGTAAGTTTGATGCTCACTACAGCGAAAACCGCAAAGAGGGCGATCTATAATGAGTTGCCCTGTAATTTCAAAAGTTGTTGCTGAACACTTCGGGGTTGATCTAGTCAGCGATCAGGACCACCTAGTAGATGATTTGGGCGGCGACGATCTTGACGTTATTGAATTAGTAATGACGCTTGAAGAAACGTTCAATATTTCCATTACCGACGATGAAGCGGAAAATCTATACACTGTTCAGGATGTGGTCAACTGTGTGCAGACTAAGGAGAAGGAAGCTTTTAAGCTTTAGTAACCCTAAAAGAGAATAAAGGTCATGACGTTTCCTGATAAATAACTTTAACAGGAAACGATTATGGCAGCAGACCCACTAGCAACACCAACTAACTACGACCTAACACAGCTTAAGGAAGGTCTCTTTGAGAACCTTCGTTTACGTTTGGGCGGCGATATCATTGATCTTGAACTTGATCCAGACCATTACGAAGCTGCATACAACTATGCAGTAAAGCTTTATCGTCAAAGAGCGCAGAACGCAACGATTGAAAGTTATACCCTTATGCGTGTTGAGAAGAACGTGTATGAGTACACACTGCCAGAAGAGTTTATCAACGTTCGTGCATTATTCCGTAGAACAGTAGGTCTTGAAACTGGACCTAGCTCTACTGCGTTTGATCCGTTCTCTAGTGCCATTCTGAACACTTACCTGTTGAACTATAACTATACAGGCGGTATGGCTACATACGACTTCTATGCCGGTTATGTTGAACTTGCAGCACGTATGTTTGGTGGTTATGTAACTTACACGTTTAACCCAGTAACCAAACTACTGAAAGTGGTTCGTGACTTCAAGGGTTCAGGTGAACGCATTCTTATCTGGGCTGATATCCAGCGTCCTGAAATTGAACTTATTCAGGATCCTGGTGCAGGTGTTTGGATTGGTGATTATACTCTTGCTGTTCTGAAGGGCATCATCGGTGAAGCTCGTGAAAAGTTTGGAACTATTGCAGGCCCAGGCGGCGGCACAAGTTTGAATGGTTCTGCTATGAAGGCTGAATCTAAAGCCGAGCAAGAAAGATTGATTGACGATCTACGTAAGTATCAGGATTATTCACAACCACTAACTTGGATTCAAGGATAAGGCTTGACAATCTAATATTCTTATGTTATAGTATAAGAATGATTATAGGAATTACAGGACTAATCGGGTCGGGCAAGGACACTGCCGCAGACTATCTTTGCACTTTTCATGGTTTCAAGAGAATGAGTTTTGCGGGCGCATTGAAGGATGCGGTTGCAGTCATTTTCAATTGGGACCGAGAACTTCTTGAGGGTTCAACTAAAGCAAGCCGAGAATGGCGAGAGGAAGTTGACGTTTGGTGGGCAGAGCGTCTTAATATCCCTCATCTTACTCCCCGCTGGGTACTACAGCAATGGGGAACAGATGTTGCTCGTAAAAGCTTTCACAATGACATTTGGGTTGCTAGCGTAGAGAATAGACTACGAAATATCAAGGACGATATCGTTATTACTGATTGTCGTTTTGCCAACGAGTTAGTCGCCATTAAGAATGCAGGTGGTATCACTATGCGAACTCATCGCGGCGAAGAACCTGAATGGTTGTCTACAGCCGCATTGTTTAACCATACACCAAATAGTATAGTTAAGGACAATCTTAAAGCTGTTTTGGAAAATGAGTATGGAGTACACGCCAGTGAGTATAGCAGCGTGGGTATAGCATATGATTATGACTTAGACAACAACGATACGATTGACCATCTACATAAGCAGATAGAATCAATAATCAACCGTTAAGTCGCCCCTCTTCCAAGTGACTTCTTTCTTCTTGACTACTTCAACGCAGTTAAGGCAGATAGTCCTCAGATTATTGAAAGCAACATTGTTAAGATCGCCGTCAATATGAAAGACGGTCATTTGACTAGGATACAAACTCTTGAAGCCGCACAAATCACAGTGCGGCTTTTTTTTATATCCAGCCTTCTCCCAGTTTGGTCTTAGTGGCTTTTTCTTAGCCTTCTTCTTACCACAGCTATCACATATGCTGCGATAGTAAGTTTTTCCGTTACGGATATAATTGATTGCTCTGTAATTCTTATTACAACTACTACAGATAGGTCGCTTAAGCATAATATTATTTATGCATTTATACCTTTAAAGGTTCGGTTAAACCAAGTTTTTTGATTTATAAACTAAATACTCATTAGAATCTTGATATGTATATATCAAGGTAGGTGGTAAACCTCATAATCATACAAAAGGAAAAATAATATGGCACTAGCATCTCCAGGTGTAGAAGTTACAGTAATTGACGAATCTCAATACCTTCCAGCACCGACAAACTCTATTCCCTTTATTCTTCTAGCAACCGCAGAGAATAAAGCTAACCCAACTGGTACAGGTATTGCTCAGGGTACAACTGCCGCTAATGCAGGCAAGCTATTCCAAGTAACCAGTCAGCGTGACCTTGTTACTCTATACGGTAACCCGTTCTTCTATTCTACATCAAATGGTACTCCAATTCAGGGATATGAATTGAACGAGTATGGTTTGCTAGCTGCATATTCTGCATTGGGAATCACCAACAGAGTATTCTGCTTGAGAGCCGACATTGATCTTGCAAGTCTAGTTGGTCAAACATCAAGACCAACTGGAAATCCAGCAGCCGGAGCTTACTGGCTTGATACAACAACTTCAACTTGGGGAATCAATGAGTTTGACTCAGTAACTGGTCAGTTTAACTTGAAGACTCCTATTGTAATTACTGATCCAACGTTCTTAAGTGGCGGTTATCCAGTTCAGAGCTTGGGTATCCCCGGTGACTATGCAGTTAATGCAATTCCAACTTACGATTTCCCAACTGCTGCAAGTGCAGTTCAATTCTTCTACAAGAACACTGCAAACAATTGGGTATCAATCGGATCTCAAGCATGGTTAGCTTCATGGCCAACTGTACAAGGAACTAACGCTCCTTCTACATTGACAGCCGGTAATACGTTAACTATCCTTATTAACAATGCAGTAGGACCAACCATCACTGTTCCTGCAGGCCCAGATAATACTGTAGCTAATTTGGTATCTCAGATCAATGCATTGAACTATGATTATCTTTCAGCCGCGGTTGTTGGTGGAAAGCTTCAACTGTTCTCTACACAAAATGCTTCAACACTAAGTAATAACGTACCTTATAGATTAGGAATTTCAGGAACCGGCACTATTTTAGCTGATTTGGGAATTTCCTCAGGTGTGTATTCACAGCCCGGTTTCTCATATGGTACTTCTGCATTCCAGCCATTATGGCAAACTGGACAGACATATCCTAGACCAACCGGTTCAGTATGGATTAAGGTTGGTTCAGCAGGATCAGGTTTAAACACTGTTGTTTCAGAATGGGATGCGGTAACACTTAACTGGGTTCCTAAGACAGTATCATATGCTACCTCTGACGTAGCTGCAATTAGTGCATTAGACTCAACCGGCGGTCAAAACATTCCAGCCGGAACAGTTTATACACAATATGCATACAATCTTGATCCTGTTGCTATTGATAACGATCCTCCCCTATATTACTGGGAAAGAATTGCAACCGGACCTACTATTATCACCGGTAGTGTATCTAACCCATCATTCACTAATGGCTCGTACACTTTAAGAGTTTTAGTTTCTATTCCCGGAAGCGCCAGCTACGGAGTCTACACCATGGCTTTGGGAGATAATACCGACGCAACAGATTTTGTCAATGCATGGAACGCTTCTGCTATTCCTTACACCACAGCGACTCTAACAGATGCGGATGCTATCCAGCTAACTCACACTACTGGCGGTGTAATTATTTTAAGTGATTTTGATGATTCTACTGGTGTAAGTTCAGGTTTGATTGAAGATGCAGGATTTGTAATCGGATCAACAGTCGGTGTCAAAGAAGGTCCTAGCTTTACTACTAGCTTCCAGCCAACCCAAACTTCAACTAGCGGTGTGGGTAGCAGTTTGTCATTGAATGTACAGGTAGGGTATCAAAAATACTATGTTAACCCAAATACTTTCCCGAATGGTGGTTCAGGCTACGTAGTCGGAGATACAGTAACAATCAGCGGTACTCAGTTGGGAGGGGCTACTCCTGCTAACGATTTGGTAGTTAAAGTAGTTTCTGTAAACACCGGCGTAGTGACCGGAGTTACTGTAGTAAGTGGGACTGCTGCTCCTATGTATCAGACTCAGCTTTCAAACTGGGTAGAGTTTGACATGACTGCTAATGAAGGTGCACCAGTTTCATCACCTGATAATTTAACCAACTGGTTCTACTCAGTAGTAGATGAAGTTGATATCATGGTTAAAACAACTGCAGGTTGGAGAGGATATCGCAATGCTGATTACGATAGCAATGGTTTCCCACTACCATCAGGTGTCAATGCAACTGATCCTAACGGTCCACTCGTAAGTGCAAGTGAGCCAACACTACAGTCAGACGGTACTGCTCTTGTATACGGTGATATTTGGATTGACGTAAGTGATCTTGAAAACTATCCAATCATCAATCGTTGGCAATCAGTAGACGGCACTGACAAGTGGGTTCGCATTGATAATAGCGACCAAACTAGTTCATCAGGTATCGTCTTTGCAGATGCACGTTGGGCAACTAACGGCACAACAAATCCTGCAAATGATCCTATTCCATCAATCGTAAGCTTACTAACAAGCAATTACCTAGATGTTGATGCACCTAATGCTAATCTATATCCAGTAGGTATGCTATTGTTTAATACTCGTCGTTCTGGCTACAATGTTAAGCAGTATCGCACTAATTACTTTAATGCTGACAGATTCCCAGATGAAGTGCTTCCAACTGAAAAGGATGCATGGGTATCAGTAAGCGGGCTACAGTCAAATGGTGCACCTTATATGGGTCGCAAGGCTCAGAGAGCGATGGTTGTTCAGGCAATGCGTGCAGCTATCGACACCAATACTGCAATTCGTGACGAAGATAACGCATTCAACATGCTCGCAACTCCTAACTATCCTGAACTACAGCCTAACATGGTTGTACTCAACAACGATAGAGGACAGACTGGATTCATCATTGGTGATACACCAATGAGACTAGCAGATAGTGCTACTGACATTCAGGCTTGGGCAACTAATGCCGCTGGTGCAACTTCAACCGGTGAAGATGGTCTTGTAACTCGTGACACTTATATGGGTCTATTCTATCCATCAGGAATCGCCCCAGACTTGTCAGGTAATCTTGTAGCAGTTCCCCCATCACACATGATGATCAGAACTATGCTACGTAACGACAATATTGCGTATCCTTGGTTCGCACCAGCTGGTACTCGCCGCGGTGTCATTGACAATGCTACAAGCATCGGATACATTGACGCAGCAACCGGTGAATTCCAAGTCATTAAGACAAGAATCGGAATTCGTGACGTATTGTACACGAATCAGATTAACCCACTTGTCTTCTTCACTGGAAACGGACTATTGAACTATGGTAACAAGTCAAGCTTCAATTCACAGTCAGCACTTGACAGAATTAACGTTGCAAGACTTATCGCTTATATTCGTCGCCAATTGACAATTGCAGCAAGACCGTTCGTCTTCGAACCAAATGATGCATTGACAAGACAAGAAATCTCAGGTGTCATTGAGACATTGATGGTTGACCTTGTAGCTAAGAGAGGTATTTATGACTATCTCGTAGTCTGCGACGAGTCAAACAACACACCAGCCCGTATTGACAGAAACGAGCTTTGGGTAGACGTAGCAATTGAGCCTGTTAAGGCAATTGAATTCATCTACATTCCGGTTCGTGTATTCAACACTGGTGAGATTTCAGGCTAATAATGCAGTGGGGGCTTCCTAGCCCCCACTAACAAAAGATAAATACTTATAACAGGAGAATACAAATGGCAACAGCCTCACAATCATTGTTCAACATGACCGTAGCATCTGATAACGCAGGCGGCAACCAAGGTCTGTTGATGCCTAAACTACAGTTCCGCTTTAGAGTCAACTTCTTGAACTTTGGGGTTGATGCTAACGGTGGACTACAGCTTACTAAGCAGGTTATGGACTGCTCAAGACCACAGGTACAGTTTGATGAAGTAACGCTAAACGTTTACAACTCAAGAATGTATCTTGCAGGTAAGCACACGTGGAACCCACTAACAGTAAACATCCGTGATGATGCTTCCGGGTCAGTTTCAAAAGCAATTGGTCAGCAATTGCAGAAGCAGATGGATTTCGTTGAGCAAGCATCTGCTGCTACTGGTCAAGACTATAAGTTCCAAACCAATATTGAGATTCTAGACGGTGGTAACGGCGCTCTTGCTCCTACTGTGCTTGAAACTTGGGAACTATATGGTTGCTTCGTTCAGCAGGCAAACTATCAGAATCTAAACTATGCAACTAGTGAAGCAGTATCAATCGCATTACAAATTCGTTATGATAATGCAATTCAAGCACCTCTAACAAGCGGAGTAGGTCAGCTAGTTGGTCGTGCATTCAACGGTTCTACTGGTATCGCAACAGGTATCGGTGGCACTACTTAATAGTTAGGACACTTTATGTCACTAGGTAACTGGGGCGAAAGTTTACTTAGGTCCGCTGCCGGAGAATTCTTCGGCAGCGAATACCTTAGAGATTACACGCACGCTTCAAAAACTTTTAGACCGAATTCTTATGAGAATTCGCCTAAGTTTAAATTTTTATTTCATACTTATTTTGATATTAATCCAGAAGCATATCCGCAGGCAACTAATTTCGGAATATTAGTAAAAGAAGTGCGCCTCCCGTCATATTCATTGCAGACAGCACAAATGAATCAATACAATAGAAAACGTATTGTTCAAACAAAAATCAGATATGAGCCAATTGATATCACATTTCACGATGACAACGGAAATAATGTTACAAAGATGTGGGAAGCGTATTATCGCTACTACTATAATGATGGTTCAAAGCCCGGCGCAGTTTTGCCAGCCGAAAGAGGCTCTCCTATAGAAAGAACTCAGTTCTTCGACGGTGAGATTACTGAATCTATAGAAAACTATAATTATAGAGACATTTACGAAAAAGCTGAAAATAAAAACTACGATTGGGGATTCAGTGGTGGTAACAATGCTAATTTTGCTGACAGCGGAGTTAAGGTTCCGTTCTTTAGAAACATAACAGTGTTTGGTCTTCATCAACACAATTTCACAGCATACACCTTGGTAAATCCAGTAATTACTAACTTCTCACACGACACATATAATTATGATACTGGTAATGGAGTTATGGAAAACAAGATGACCATAGACTACGAAACCGTTGTATATAATTATGGAAGCTTAGACGGCAGAGATCCTGCAAGTATTGTTACTGGATTTGGTAGCGAACAAAATTACGATAGAACACCAAGTCCGATCATGTCCCCGGGCGCAAATGGTACTGTACTGGGACAGGGTGGGTTGATAGATGCAGCAGGTGGGTTTATCCAATCATTGAAGGATGGAAATGCTGCCGGCGCCGTTTTAAATGCAAATGCAGTATACAATGGGCTTAAAAATCCAAACTTAAAAGAAACTGCTGCGATAGAATTAACCAATTCGTTCCTAACATCACTTACTAATACTCCTAAGAACAGAAATGCACCTTTTTCAGTTCCAGGCGCAAATCAAACACCTGGTGTGGTAGGACTAGCCGGCTTCCCCACAATTGGTGCAAAAAGAAGCCCGGCGCCAATCACTAATGAACCGTTAGCGGGCGAACAATATAACGGAGAAGACTTTAGTGACGTAGCAGGTTTCCCCACTGAACCTATCTTTGGTACCGGACCTATAACAAACACATAAATACTACTATGGCTATATACTCAGTAACAAATCTAGATCAAACTGTCAGACTTTTTGACAATTTCTACACCACTAAGCTACGTGTAAACGCAGCAGACTGGGATGTAGTCTATTCCTATTTTTTAGGAACATCAAAGAATCAGGGTATCGCTAGAAACTTTGCATCACTCTTGTTTAGAATAGCACAAGAAGGAAACTTCAATGTACTGGACCTATTAGCCACTATCAAGGGTACGACTACTAAACTGCAAACTAATCAAGTAATATGCTATTACTTGAATACATTTAGGCCCAAAGCTTCACTATATGGAGTGGGCATTATTCCTAAGCCGAACGAAGCAGTACAGCGCAACGTAGTACAATAACATGGGTAATTGGGCGCAAGGTATATACACACCTAAAAACCCAGAAAAGTACATAGGCAAACACAAGCCTAAATATCGTTCTGGTTGGGAACTCACGTTCATGACTTTTTGTGATACCAACAAAAACATTATATACTGGGCAAGCGAAGCTATGCGTATCCCATACAAGCATCCATTAACCGGTAAACCCACTATCTATGTTCCGGACTTTTTTGTAGTATATGAAAACAAGTTTGGCAAGAAAGTGGCTGAGGTAGTTGAGATTAAGCCCAAAAAGCAGAGCGTAATTGAAAGTAAAGTTGCTAGTGCGAAAGATAGAGCAATCGTTGCGATCAATCATGCTAAATGGAGCGCAGCCGCTGCATATTGTAAACAGCAGGGATTAACTTTTAGAGTCATCACCGAAGATGATATATTCAGGAATGGCTCTAAGTAAATAAATACTTTATGACCAAAAAGCTTGAAGAATTATTTGAACTATCATCTGGGGACAATGACCTCACTATTCCTCTACCTGAAGTCACTGAAGAAGTGACAGAAAATGCACTAAGCACGTTAGATAAGATTGAGGCAGCATTGCCTCAAGTTAAAGGATTAGAAGCTGCTGACAATGAAATGGATGATCTAGCCGCAATGGCCACTGCAAGTTACAAAGACCTTATGGACTTGGGTATGCAGGTTGAATCACGTTTTAGTTCAGAAATCTTTAACAGTGCAAGTAGTATGCTTGGTCACGCTATCACTGCTAAGACAGCCAAGATCAACAAAAAGCTTAAAATGCTTGATTTACAGATGAAGAAAGCACAGCTTGACGCTAAGAATGCAGCAAAAAATGAAGAAGTAGAAAATACTCCATTAGGCGAAGGGCAAGCATTTGATAGAAACGAGTTGCTTAAGATGCTCGCCAACAAAAATAATGAACAGTGATAAATACATAATATAATATTGCAAGGATCCATATGCGTAGCTTAAAACAATATATCATGGAAAGTGTTCACACTTACGATTATACTGTCAAAATTGCGGGACAGGTTGATAAGAACTGGCTTGACATGTTCAAGTATAATCTTAAAAAGTTTGACCCAATTGAAATGTCAGAACCAAAGACTACCCCTATTCAAAAGAGTCCATATGGATTCAATGATGTGTCAAACGAGCCAGTAACTTTAATCAGAGCAAAATTCAGATATCCTGCTACAGAACCTATGATCCAACAGATTGCTCAATTGCTTGGCTACAATGTAAACATGGTTCGTCTTGTAAAAACCGGCTATGATGAGAGCGTCACTTCCGAAATGGAAGGCTATGAAAATCAAATGGATCACAGCCCTGTTCTAACTCATGAAGAACTTGAAGAACAGCCCGGTGCTAAAGAAGCTGCAAAAGCATATGGTAACAGCTATCTTGACAGCATCAAAGAACAAACTAAGGATGACAAGATTGACATTCCTTATGAGGGCAAGAAGACTCCTGATGCATTTGATCCTTTCAAGCCAGAAACACTAATGGCAACAATGGGCAAAGAAAGTCCAATGACTAAGATCACGAGACCAGAAAAGCCTCGCACAGGCGCAATGGGAGGCAGATAATGAAAGACATTCTAGGTAAATTAACTGAATTAGAAGCTACTGCTCCTAAGGTTACTAAGAAAAAAATGTTGAGTGAAGATTCAACTAAGCCACCCATAAACGCTGAAACTAAGCCAACTCGTCTTAAAGACATTTTTGAGACAATGGCAACAAAACAGCCTGTTCCTGTAGTAGGAAAAGAAGGCGGCACCCAACAAACTGGCGCAGGATTTATCAATGTAACCGATACAAGTCCTGCTGCACAAGCTTTAAGCAAAGCAGTAGGTGATCTTGCTCAGCAGAAGAAATTGCAAATCGTTGTTCCAACTGCTGGTCAAACAGGTCAGCCGGCACCTGCAGGTGCAACTGGTCAGCAACCAGCTGGTCAAATGCAAATGAAAGAAAAGTGGGATGCTGAAACTAAAGTAGCTCCAAGTGAGAAGGGTAAGTATGCTGGAAAAGACAAGGCAGAACTTACTAAAGCTTATAACAAACTAAAGGCAAGTGGCCCACACAAGAAGGGTTCGCCAGAGTTCGGTAAGATGAGAGAACTTGCGTTTGCTATTCGTGCTAAGAGTGATTGGGGTAAGGTTCAAGAAGAACAGCTTGACGAAAAGTTTGCAAGTCAGCAACAAGCAAAATTAATGTATGCTGCTGCTGATGACAAAGATGTTGCTAAGAAGACTGGTGTAAGTCAGAAGGTTGCAAAAGAGTTTATCAAGAAAAGTCACGGACAAAAGGTAAGCAAGCTTCCCAAGAAAGTAAAAGAAGGCGATATAGCTCCTACTAACGGCATTGATACCCAAGGTGCCAATCTAGGTGCTGGTCGTAGTCAAACAACTTTAGAAGGTAAGAAGCCAGACTTCTTAGACCTTGACAAAGATGGCAACAAGAAAGAATCAATGAAGAAGGCGGCAGCCGACAAGAAAAAGAAAAAGGTAGATGAATCTATGAATCACAGAATTAGTGCAGCCCGCTTAGAGGGCAAATCACACGGTCTAAGAGGTCATGCACACTCTGGCAAGAGA